CCTAGATTATCTCCATCATTTGTAAATACAAAGTCTTCTACTAAACAAGGTATTGATTTAACTGTACCATCATAAACAAAGAATCCACCTTCTCCTGACATCCAATAAACAGCACCATTAGAATAACTTAATGCGTGTTGAGATATCAATCCACAGTTCGTACCAACCTGTCTAACTGAAAATGTAAATGGAGGACCTACGAATTGAATTACATAAGCTGCTGAATCAGTTAATACGAATACATAATCTTTACCAGATACAGCTCCTACGATCTTGTTCCCCGCATCTAGCCTAAACGTACCAGCTGTGTTGGTTGCTGTTGGCGTGTAGGTATTATAATCTTCCTGATTCGAGAATCTAATAAACATTGGATCTTGACTTGATGCAGTTCCAATAGTTGTTTCAGTTCCAAAATGAAATAAGTGTCTATCTCTATCTGACACTAAAGTTAATCTAGATGCTGTTGGAGCACCTGACATAATAGTAGCTCTTATACTTCTTGCTCCAGATGCTCCTGCATCCCAAGTAAATGTTCTGCCATCTGCAATGGTTGCAATTAATATTTGTCCAAAGTTATCAAGTGACCAGTTACCTGGATCAAGAACCACATCAGATACTGTTCTAGCTGTTCCCCAAGTTGAATCACCCCATAAATAAGTACCCCAACCATAACCAGGAGTTTGAAACGCGGGACCAACTGTTACATAAGGATTAACAGAAGTTGATCCTTGTGCAGACATTCCTGAACCTGTTTCATTTGATGCCATTGTAACCGTAAATGAATTTGCATTCGGTACTGAAATAATTTCAAAAGGTATGGTTGTAAAATCTGTTGCAACGTATCCTGTTTCCCCGCCACCAGGAAGGGTTACTGAACTAAATGTAAAGTATTCTCCAACTTCTAATCCGTGTGATGTTTTGTTAACAGTTACTGTTGCTGAACCTGTTGTTGATGAAAATGTACAAGATGTAATAGCTGTATCTAATGGTGTAATGTCGTAAAAGGCATCACCATAAAATAAAAATAATCCTTTGTGTGTTCCAATAGCTGCGTACTTCTCGCCACTAATTGCTGTCCACGTGTGCTGGGCTCGCGCGGCTCCAGGCAATGTTTTATTAGCTACAGTTAGCTGTGTCCAACCACCTATTTTTTCAGGTAAGCCATATCTAAAACGAACAAAATCACCATCGATCCATTCGCCTTCTGCTCCTGATGCTGTGGTTTGTTTATTGAATCCTGGTTTGAAACCTAGTTTTTTTAAAGCCATAATAAACCATTATACTATTTTTTGGCCAAAAATATAGTCCATTCTAGCTTAGATATCAAATCATTTAGCTTTAAATCCTTAGTATTATTTTCTTTTATATATTGATGTAATTCTTCGATATCAACAATAATATACTGGTCTTTAATATCAAAAACCATTTTATCAGCTTTGGTTTTAAAACTTCCAATTTTAATATTATTTTTAATTGGTCTAGTATCAAATTTAAATTTTTGATTATGTAATATACCTTCTACATCCCATAATTCAGTTTTTCTTTGTTTTAAATTTGCTACCTTATAATTTTTTAATTTACTATAAAAATTTTTCATTTCTTATAAAGGATGCAGTAATGTGGTATGTGGTATTACTGCACCCATTATAAGATTATATTATCGTTTAAACCAATTTGGAAGACCTAGATGAATACGTTTGTCAAACATATTATCTTTTGCTCTTGGTGTTTTACGATTGTTATAATGCAAGAAAACTTGCACACATTCTTCACCTTTGAATTTTTCTCTCCAATGCTCTAATTCACAACCTCTATAAACCAACATATCACCAGGTTTTAGGTCTACTTTAACTCCTTTGGCATTACTTGCTGCTGTTATTCCTTTTTTATCATCTGGAATACCAACATTCTCTTTTGGACTTAAATAGATTGGCCACAAATCACCGCCTAAATTCATAGTAGTTGATATTTCACAACTAAACCTATCTTTATGTCGTTTAAGTTCATCACCTTTTTTATAAATTCTTGCATAAGTATAAGAAGGATATAATTGTAACCCTGTTATTTTTTCCATAACTGGCTGACACTTTAATAATAAAGTTTCCATTGCTATATCTGAATAACAAGAATAGGTGTTTGGTATCTGTTCATTCTCACCTTCATAATAACCTAATAAAGTTTCATATGGAGAAATATATCTAGCTTGAATACAAGTATCATAAACTTGTTTTTTCATAGAAAAGTAGTTTGCAACAAACGTAGCTAAATCTTTTGAGATTGCTTTACGAATAACTGTGTATTTATTTTTATTAAACGACATCTTTTACCATCTCTTTTGGAACCGCTTGAATATTCCAATGAATAAATCTAAATGGTTCAATGCCATAATCTACCATAAACTCGTGTTCTAAATAACCTGGGAATATAATAAGGGTACCTGGTTCAGGTTTAAAGTGAATTAATTCTGTACCATTAAATATATTTTCATTTGATTTCATTTTTAATTTTGTAGTTCGTGCACCTGTTCTTGGGTCGTGAAAAACTGGATAAGATGTTTTGTCTGAGCATTTTAAAAAATAAAATCCTGATACGTGTTGATTCCAATGTATGTGAGCTGAATGATGTCCACCTCCTTTTTTAGAAAATTCTTGTACCCATAATTCAGTAAACATAGTAGTATATTGTTGCATATCAAAACCTTGTAAATCTAAAAATTCCCAAGATTTGTTACCAACATAATTTTTAAAATCTAAAAAATTATTGTCCACCATAAGTGTTGTTGAATGATGTGACATTCCAAAATCACCATATTTTTTTATATATTCTTTTGATCTTTTTTTTGCATCTATAATGTATTTATCAGATACTTTGTTCAAAGATTTAACAAACTCTGGTTTTTGTTCAATATAGATTGGTGTTTTAAAATATTCAAATGTTTGCATTTTATTTAAACGGATATCCAAGATTCCACACAACTAATGAATATCTTACTCCTTTCGTTACAGGTTTAACTCTATGCCATACAAATGAAGGAAATACAATTATAGAACCTTTAGGTAATATCTCTTTACATTGTACTAAATGTTTTAATTCATCTCGCATATGGGGATCATAGTTTCTAAAATCAAACTCTAATTCACCACCTTCATATTCGGACCCGTCAGTTAATTGACAAGTCATTGAAAGTTTTCTTATTTTACCTTGTTGAGGATCATTGGGGTCTTTTTTGTCATAAGGCTCTGACCAACTATCACAATGCCAATCATAATATTGATTAAGTTTATATTTTGTGAATTGACAAGGTTCTGAATAATCCCATTCAAAATTCCAACCTGAATTTTGATTTGCAATATTTACATAAGGTTGAATTTCTTTATATATCCAACGATCATTTAACCACACAACATCAGAATTTCTTTTAATTTTCATATTTTTTACGTCTTCTTTAGTAAGTTCTCTACCTACATAACCACCTGTTGTAGCCATAGTTTCTGATTGTGATAGACCATATTTAATTATGTCATCACATAGTTTTGGTGGTAGAGCTGATGAAAAATAATAATAGTAGTTTTTTAAATTCATTTTTTAAATTTCTAATTTAATATTAATATAGTATATATGACTTATCCATTTATACATTCATTTACGTGAAATCTCAAACCCTGTCCATCCCTTCTACAAATTGATTTAAAAAAAGTTATTAAAGTAAGTCTTTCTTTTTGTTTTTTACCAAAATTATTTACAGCGTGAAAATGAAAAGAATCAAATAATACCATTCTATTTTTTAAAGAAGTAAATTCAAAAGTTTGTTGAAAACACTCTCTATTGTCTTTAATAGATTTAAAAAAATCTTTTGATTTTTTTTTACTTAAATAATTTTTAATTTTAATATCTTCATAAATTGGAATAGGTTCTTTTATAATTTTAAAAATAGCAGTACCTGCATCCTCCTCGTCACTTAAATAAATAATTGAGGTAAATTCATCTTCTAAATCCTGATGAATATAACCTGGATGTAGATGTTCATTTGTTTTTATTTTTTGAAAATATTGAGCTGCTGACCATTGCATAGTTCTACTATGAATTTCATTAGGATATAAAGAAGCCATTATTTTTGATGTTGTTTTTTGAAAAAAATTATTATCAATCATATGTAAAGGTAAAGTTCTTTTTCCTGGCCAAGTTCCATCACCTTTTTTAAATTCTAATGTTTTAGAAAAATCTATTACTGAATCTGGGTTTTGAAAAAAATTATCTATACAAAGTGTTGGATAAAGCATATTATAATTTCTAATAATAAGTTGATTTATACTGTAATATTTAGTATAAGTCAACTTAATATAAAGATATGAAAATATACAGAAAATGATTGTAAATATAAGTAGAACACCTATTCAAATTACCACTAACAAAAATAAAAAAAGAGAAGAAAAATTTTTGCATTGGCTAAAAATATGTAAAGAAAAAAACTCATTAAGACAAATTTCTAATGTTGGTGGAATACAAACAGAGAATTTTCCTCTTCATATGATTAAGGATTCTTTTAAACAAGATATAGACCAGTATTTAAATTCTTTTAATAAAAAATTTAATTTTAAATGGAAGATTATTTCTTGTTGGGTAAATGAAAATCATTACTGTGATTTCAATATGCCACACAATCACGTTTCTTCAGGCATTCCATTTTCTGGTATTTGGTATTTAAAATGCCCACCTGACAGCGGAAAATTAGTTTTTTTAAATAATACAAACAATTCAGATTACTCAACACTTTTTGATTTTATAGATGACCCATTGAGTTGGGTTAATTACAGCATTATACCCGAACAATACCAATTAATTTTATTTCCTGCTTCTTTAGTTCATTTAGTTGAACCAAGTAAATCGAAAGAAAACCGTATTAGTGTTGCTTTTAATATAAGATTAATTAAATGATCACAGAAATATTATTTAGACAGGCATTAGATTAGATATATCCATAAGTAATTGTTTGTATAAAATTTAATGAATCTTTTTGTTTGTTTGAGATAAAATATAAATTAGTTGACGGAAACATAATAAACATATTATCTTTTAATTTTATTTCCCAATTTCTTCCTTTTCTTCTATTATCATCATAGTATATTTTAACCGTACAATCGATGGTGTTAATTCCGTACAAACAAGTATAATCAGGTGAATTTCTTAAATCAACGGGGTCTACATTTAACAAAGGTTCTGTTACTTCATTTGGTATATATGCATTTCCCCAAGTATCTTTATTAATTAATTTTATGTCATAATTAAGATTTATATAATCTTTAATATATGTATTTAACTTGTCCCAATCTTTAAAAAAAATAAATTTTTGTTTTTTGTAAAAAGATTCAAGAATTGATTGAGAAAATTTTAAAGGATTTATCTCAAAACCTTTTGGCATTGAAACATCACCATAAAACAAAGCTTGTTCAGTTAATACTTTCTTTTGCATACCACGAAATGTAAATTATACCATAGAATCTTTTAATACCCAACCTGTTGTATTATCAACTTGATATGCAGCTTCATCCCAAAAGTACTCCCAGTTATGAGTGCCAGCTTCATTTTGTGAAGTTTGTTCTGCAGTTAAAGCAGGTTCATCACCAATTGGAGATTTCCAAGAAGCAGAATTATTGTGTTTTATCCAAGATGTAAATGGTTTTTTAGGCCAAAAGATTTGATTGTTTTTATCCCATTCGAAACCTATTCCTGCGTAATTTCCTCTAAATGGTGTACCACCTTTTACGTGAATGTTACCAATTGTATTGTAAGAAGTTTTAATCCACAAATGAGCTGGCCAATTATTATGTTTTTCTAAATAAACCTGACCTATTGCTTCATCTTCTTGACCTTCGGCGTTTAATGTATTTGAATTATCTAAAGTTAAAACTTGTAAAACTTTATTTTCTTCACTTATTTTTGCATAATGTGCCATATAATATTCCTATTTATATTTGTACCTAATAATTACTATTCCTGAACCTCCAGCTCCTGGAGCACAAGCAGAAAATGGAGCTCCTCCACCTCCGCCTGAATTTGCAACACCTGCTGTTCCTGCAGATGGTCCTGGAATAGGGGTTCCTCCGCTTTCACCGCCGCCACCTTCTCCGCCTTTTCCTGGTATAGCACTAGGTACACTTGGGTATTGACCGCCTCCACCACCGCCTGCATATGTTGTAGGTGAACCAGAAATAGATGTAACTGTTCCATTTCCACCATTTCCACCATATCCTGATCCATTTGGACCAACTTGTCCAGCTTGTGCAGCTCCTCCACCGCCTGTTCCTGCTCCTCCGTTTGGAGGACCATATGTAGCTCCTGGATTACCTTGTGGTGGTGATGTTGGAGGTGTATTTCCTGCTCCTCCTGCAATAGGGTTAGGAGAACCTTCTCCTGATCCCCCGCCAGAACCGCCACTACCTGCGAGTTGAGCACGACCATATCCTCCACTTCCACCGCCTGTTGAAGTTATACTTGAAAAAATTGAATTTGATCCTGGAGTAGTGTTACCATATGAGGGTATTCCTCCCGATCCACCACCTCCAACAGTAATTGGATAAGATGTAGCTGAAACAGGTAAACTTGTTGGTGTAGCTAAAGGACTTGCTGTGTAACAACCTGCAACTGGAGCTGAATATGCTTCTCTATAACCTCCAGCACCTCCACCGCCTTGTTGACCAGGAGCTGCTCCACCGCCGCCAGCAATGACAAGATAATTTACGTTTGCATTTGATGGTTCTTTTACTGAATTAACTGTAAAAGTTCCAGGCCCTGTAAAAGTATGAATTCTATAATCACCAACTTCAGTAATAGTTCCGCCAGTGGCACATATAAAATCAGGGGCACCTTTTGTTCCTTGACCAAAACCTCTTCCTGATCCTGCTCCGAATGAACCTATAATTGGCATCTTTCTATAATCCTCCTATTATGCAAACTGTGTTTGCGCAGCTAACACTGTGAAAGTTGATCCTGCAGTTTTAATTGCAGTGTATGTGTAAACATCATTTGATGTAACGTTACCACCAGTTGGTGCGCTTCCGCCTTGCCAAACTGGAGTTACTCCTGTTCCATCAACTTTTACTGTTGTGTTATAGT